CCAAAAAGTATCCCGAGGAATTTGAACATCCACACAATTACAGTATGCAGGTGGTCATTTTTGCGGCGAAGAAGGAAGCAAAACGCCTTTTATCCTTGAGTGATGCAGAACTCATCGCTGCGAATCATAGCCTTATAACAAAGAATTCATTAACGCATTGGAGAAACAATAATGGCTGATTTCAGTCCTGAGAATCGCAACAGCGCAATATGGTCAGGCGATGCCCGACGCATTGCCAACAAGCGTATAGGTGAGGTCTGGCTGGAGAAGACCGGACAGAAGGAGATCGACCAGACCATTGGCGATAAGGAGAACGTGCAATGGGGTCTACGCCTACAAGAGCCGATAGCCAGGGCGGTGGGTGACCGTCTGAACATCCGTCTGAAGGAACTGGACATAGAAGGTACGCACCAGAAGCACTCGTGGATGAGATCTCACTTTGACTATGTGAGCGAGGATAATAAGACGCTCTATGAGATCAAGAATTACTCAGCGTTTGCACGAGATAAGTATGGTGAAGATGGATCTACTCGTATCCAAGATGGAGATTTGGCGCAGGTCATCCACGAGGCCGCTGTCTTTGGCGTTGATACTGTCAATCTATGTATTTTATTTGGCGGTGCAGAGTTATGCATCTATCCGATCAAGATTGAACCGGAACACAAAGAAGTCCTGATCCAGCAAGAAGCCGCATTGTGGGCCTGTATTCAAACCAGAACCCCGCCAGCAGCAGAACATCCAGATGATCTACGCATGATCCTGTCTAAAGATGACGGCAGCATCATGGCAGCTGCCGGCAATGTAGAGCAGGATGCCAAGCAGTTACGAAAGATTAAAGATGCGATAGCCATGCTTGAGAAAGATGAGATAACTCTGACGAGCCGGTTGATGCAATACATGGGTACAGCATCCGTATTGGTCGGTGGTAACGGAACTCTGGTTACCTGGAAGCAAGCAAAAGGTAGCAAGAAGTTCGATGCCAAGGCTATGCAACAGGCTCTCCCTGATACATACGACATGTATGTCAGGGATACCCCTGGTAGCAGAAGGTTTTTGGTGAAGTGATGAATACTGGATGGATTGTTTTTGATCGTAAAACAGGCGCATATGACGGTATGTATAAGCGTAAAGAAATGGCTCAAGGTGCTCTTGAATCATTGACAAAAAGAGTACCTCAAGCAGATTGGGAACTGAAAGAGAATGTTGGAAATGTAAAACTTCCTGTTATTGACTTTTGGGTAAATATTTATGAACCAGAAACATGGGCAAAATGAAATCATCAAAATACGTTACAAACGCAGATTCACCTATCCGCGCAATCTATGATCTTTGCAAGGATGCAACAGACAAGACCATTGCAGAAGTCAAGATATATCAAGGAAATGATAATCCGGTACAACTTGAGATACCTATCATCTTGGGTGATGACATGATTCTCACAATCTCAAGAGGACCGGAGACTGTCATAGCTATCAAGAAATTCAAGGAAAAAAATGCCAAAAAGATTGATATGGGTAGTAGAGATGAAGATAAAGGAAAAATGGGAGGTGATGGCGTTCAATAGGGAACGTGAGTGGGCTAGAGCAGATTGGAGGATTATGAGACAGGAGTTTCCTGCAAATGAGGTCCGTATAAAGAAATATATACCGGAGACTATTGATGATTGATTATTCGGAATCACTTATAGCTATTAAGAAATATACAAAGATGGGACATGAATACATATTGAAAAAAGACTGGTATGTAGCAGCAGACCTTTTCTATCAAGTAGAACTTGCCGCTAAAGATGCAAAAGCATTTTGCATAAATGAATATAAAAAGGATTCAAAACATGAATGACCTCGTACCAATGTCAGATATAGAGAAGATGGGAGCCGCTATTGCCAAATCTGGATTGTTTGGCATGAAGACTCCCGAACAGGCTATCGCTCTCATGCTGATAGCACAAGCCGAAGGGATGCATCCGGCCATTGCAGCTCGGGACTACCATGTCATTCAAGGTAGACCCGCTCTGAAGGCAGATGCAATGCTTGCACGTTTCCAAGCTGCTGGTGGCAAAGTTCAATGGGATATCTACACAGATGAAGAAGTTAAAGCCACATTCTCACACGCTGCCGGTGGGTCGATTACGCTTAGTTGGACTCTCGCTCAAGCGAAGAAGATCGGTCTTGCCACCAAAGACTCGTGGAAGAACTACCCTCGTGCCATGCTTCGGGCAAGGGTCATTAGCGAAGGCATACGCACGGTCTATCCTGGCTGCGTCGTTGGCGTTTACACGCCTGAAGAAGTCGGAGACTTTGAACCTCGACCTGCAAACACAGTTAGAAACATGGGAAGCGTGGAGATCGTCAATGATCCTGCTCCAAGCAGTCCCGTACTCAGAACTGACACAATAGAAACAATGGTCGATGAAATACCTGAAGCACCGCTAGAGCAATGGCCCTTGCAGATCCCTGGGCGTAAAGAGTTGATGTTCCACTCAAAGACCGAATGGATAGACGGGCTGCTGGAACTGGTAGACAAGGTGCTGAAATCCAAAGCACTCTCCGTTGCCGAGCAGGATGAGAAGGTAGAGAGTCTGAAGAAGGCGAACATACCTACGTTCCAACGTATTGGATTGGTACAGGCTACCGAGGTCTACAAGCAGATCAAGTCACGCTTTCCAAGGGAGGCTACAGACTCTGAAAAAAAGTTGGTAGCAGAGTTCGCAGCGGAATTCGGAGCCAAAACGATCTGATTCTGGAATTACTGCAACGGGGGCCAATCACGCCTATGGATGCTCTTACCAAAGTTTCCTGCATGAGATTGGCTTCCCGTATCGACGAACTCAAAAAGCATGGTCACAACATCAGTACAGAGATGGTTATCAACGGGGATGCCAGATACGCAAGATATCATTTGATTGGATGAAAATGGAATACCCAAACTACAAGGCGAAACGGGTTATTGAAGGCAAGGGAGTTCTTTTTACGAATCACGATAAGTTTGATTCAGGCTCCCCAGATATGAAAGGTGAACTACTTTATAAAGGAGAACTCATCAGGATAGGTGGATGGATAGTACAGACTGACAATGGAATGCTCATATCAATCGGTGTAGACAAAAAAAGGGAATATCACGATGGCAACCAAACCTGAAGAGGGTAAAGGAATCCTCTGGACCAATGACAAGAAAGGCAATCCAAAGGCTCCAGATTTCAAAGGATCAATAACAGTTAATGATGTAGAGATGCGAATCTCTGGATGGTCTAGGAACGCCTCTACCGGCCCTTGTATCAGCCTGATGTACAACCCGCCTATGTCCGGTGGAGATGCATCAAAGGCGTATCCAAGAGAAGCCAAGAGCAAGTTTGATGACCAGGATGTCCCTTTTAACTAGAACGGGTCTATAATGGTTGTGTTTCCACACTAGGAGATACAACGTGGCTCGTTCTAAAAAGTGTTTTAAGTGCAAGACTGTTCAGCCATTGTCAGAGTTTTACAAGCATTCTCAAATGGCTGACGGTCACCTAAACAAGTGCAAAACTTGTACGAAAAAAGATGTTGGAATTCATCGTGAAGAAAATATAGAAAAGATAAGGGCATATGACAGAAAGAGAGGGAAACTTGCCCACCGCATTGCTTTGCAGGTAGAAGTTACTAGAGCATGGAGAGCAGAAGATGCCCGTAGAGGTAAAGCACACGGTGCTGTTGCAAAAGCAATAAGACATGGGAAGTTGATTAGGTCTAATTGCGAAAGATGCGGTAAAGAAAAAACAGAGGCTCATCACGAGGATTACGACAAACCATTGCAAGTTATTTGGTTATGTAATGTTTGCCATAAACAACGTCATAAGGAATTAAAGGAATTTATATGAAAGCAATTACCAAAAAAAAGGTCAAAGAGATCAAGCAGACCATACCTAAACTGTTCATAGCTACGCCTATGTACGGTGGCATGTGCAGCGGGTTCTATGCTCAGTCGATGCTGCAACTCAAAGATCAGGTAGGTGGCAAGTTTCCTATCATCATGTCTTTCATGTTCAATGAATCACTCATTACCAGAGCGCGTAATGCAATGGCTCATCAGTTCTTAAAGACAGATGCTACTCACCTGATGTTCATCGATGCTGATATTCGTTTCAACCCCGCCGATATTGAAACGATGATTGCTGCAAACAAAGAGATTATTTGTGGCATCTATCCCAAGAAAGAGATTAACTGGGGTAGCGTCAAAGCAGCTATGTCTAATGGCGTTCCTGATGACCAGTTAAAGCACCATACGGGAGCCTGGGTAGTCAATCTCAAGAACTACACGGGTGAGGCTACGGTGCGGGTGGATCAGCCCGTAGAGATCTGGAATGGCGGTACGGGGTTCATGCTCATCAAAAGAGAGGTGTTTAAAAAACTCTCAAAGACCGTACCGAGTTATACCAATGATGTAAATGACCTCTCCGGTAATTTGAAGGCTGAAGTTATCAAGGAGTTCTTTACTACGAGTATCGAGAAGGAAACCAATCGGCTG